TGCAGCCCATTTGCTATCTGTGAACAGGCTTAATCAAGCCTTGCTGAGACACTACAAAAAGAAGAATTATCTCCCGGCCGACATGGAGTTGATTTCTTCAATCAAAGTGTCTTCTGACGATTCCTCCGTCCTAAGAACTTTAGTGTCTGCTGAAACACCGAAGAAATCTTGGATGCATTTCCTAACTCTTTGCTCATTAGCCAAAGGTGCTTCTTACACTTATCTCTCCATTTTGCGAAGTGAGGAAAAGTCAACGTATGGTGTCTTTTCAGGAATCGAAGAGTTCAATTCAATTTGGATTGCCCACAACACTGTCTTAATGCCGCTAATCAAATTTTGCTACTCATCGATAAATTCAAGAGTGGTTTCTAGGTTTGATGACAGACAACTACTGTATGCTAACTTGAGGGCTCAGCTTCTTGAGAACGGTGGGTCATTTGTTGTTGCATCTGTTGCACAAGAGTGTCAAGCCAGGGTTCATTATGTGACAATGGGTGCTTCACACAGTCCTCTTTTCCCTTTCTTTGTAAAAGATTTAAAAAGCAAAAGACATCCAGCTTTGGGTTACTTTATCTACGAGCCAGAAGGACTTTGCGGACTGCTTGGTTATGACTTTGCTCATTTTGTTGCCTTGATTGGAGATCCTGTTATGAACAGGGTTGAACATGCTCTACTCACTAGAGAAGGAGCTGAAGTTTCAGAACTTGGGAAACCATCAATCTCAACTCACTTGTTGATCGGGCGAGGAGAGAATTACAAGCAATTTCTTGAAAGGATCAAGCCTAAAGACGTAGAAGATTGGAGAGACTTGGTTGGAGAGGATCCAGAGCACCTGTTCAGATCAGCAAAGTCAGTGCAGGAGTCAAGGTTTCAGATTTTCAAAAAAGCTAATAATCCGTCATCATCTCAAGCTTTCTCTTTTGAGGCTCCCAGCAAGATGCATGCTGCTAGTGTCTACATACTCGGCACTCCTTGTGTTACAACAAGGGTCAAGTCTGGCAAGGAAATAGAGATCAAAAAAGCCTCTCTTCTCAAATTCATCAATGACCTCAAGACTGACAGACCTTTGCCTCAAGACGTGATTGATATGATGTTTCCAAACAGAGATCTATACGAGTCAGCTAAGGTTCTCATTTCAAAAATCCAAGACAAAAGAGTAATTCCAATTGCCTTAAGAAAGCCGTCAAAAATGGTTGAGATCAATGTGCCACGTCATCAGATGTTGTCTAGTGTCACTCTTCAAGACGTCTTAGTTCGCAGATGGTTCTCTGGAAAGATTAAAGTGAGAGGTTCTGACACTGAACACAGGTATGCTTGGGAAGCTTACAGAGCAGTCTTCACTTGGATGGATGAGGATATATTCAAATCACTCGAGAAGAGTAAGTTCAGAGACATGGTTGCCATGTC